GAGGTTTTGCACCGCGTCGCAAGAAGATATTTGGTGTGGCGAAATCGCATAACGTGCAATCCACGAACTAATTTCGTCCGCAACACATCGGTTTTATGTGCAGGCTTGGCAGCAATTTATGCGGCTATAGGCATAACGGACCGTTTTCACCGCAAAGACAAGGCATGGGTTGCCTTGACTTGGACGTATGTGGCTGTGTGCATTCAGCGTAAGTTAGTGAATGACACAGCTATGGCGTACCGGACAGAATTGGTGGACATGAGCGTTGTTGCACCCACATTGACGGACTTCCGTGAACGGCACGTTGGGAAGATTTGTAAATCTTTTGCTATTATAGGAGGCATTTATACCCTAGCAAAAGTATACAAGTCTTGGAAGAGATTGGCCCCACAAGGGTCACTTGAACCCATGACGCACGAGGAAGTCTTGCAACGCGATAACGAGCGCTCGCCTTGGACACCGGTTGTCCCTCATGAATTACCGGTTAATCGAGAATCTTGCACCACTACTTCAGCACAATTATTTCGAACAGTGCAGAAGAATTTGGTGTATGGTTCAGTCCACGGCACCGAGTCCACCCACATGGTTAATGGGTTATTCTTGCGATCTAATGTTGTATTGATGCCTGACCATTATTTTGACAGGGACAATCTTGACATAACATTTCGCAAGAAAAATCCTGACGCTAGTGGTGGTAAATTTGTGTGTAGGCTTTCGCGAACATGTTCATATCGGATTCCTGGAACGGACATGCGAGTATGCTATTCGGCGACTGGCGGATCATTTAAGGATGTAACTAAGTATTTTGGAAATGAATTGCCTGACACGATAGACTTTTCATTGTTCTGGCGAATGAAGGAAGGTGAGATCATGTCCGCTAAAGGACTTGCCACTAAGCGTACAGTCACAACATCACATAGTTCATACCCTGGATATTTGTATAGTTCATTAACTATGGACACTTTTCCAGGTCTGTGTGGAGCTACCCTTGTATCCAATAGGGTTGCGTTGATTTATGGCATACATTTGGGAGGCAAATCCGGATCCCCAGTTGGTTGCGCTGGTTATTTAACGCGCATGCAGTTGGAAGAGGCTTACGCAAACTTGCGGTGTTTGGAAGGCACGCTTTTGACCGGCACGGCTGAACATTTTGAAACACAAGTGCTTGGCAAGAACGTGGTTGAGCTTAATGCCCCCATAGATTCCAGAAATGTGCTGAGGTGGATGCCTCATGGGTCTCAAATTGAATATTATGGATCCGCTGGTAATAAAACGAAATTCAAAACGACAGTTAAGAACACTCTTATCAGCGAGTCTGTAACTGAGATTATGGATTGCCCAAACGTGTACCGAGGGCCTATGGTGAATCCCCCGTGGAAGGGTTGGCAAGCGTGTTTAGCAAATATGGCTTTGCCTGCCCATCCCTATCCACACGCGTTGTTGGAAATGGCCATTAGAGACTATAAGAGCAGTTTAGTTGAAGTCTTTAATAGGCCTATGTGGAACGATATCTGCCCATTGACAGATAGGGATAACATCAACGGCATACCGGGTAAGCGATTCGTAGATGGCATCCGCATGAGTACAGCGATAGGGTATCCTTTAACTGGCACAAAACGCAATTACATCGTAGAGAATGTTTATGATGGTTATGTGCAGCGTGAGTTTGTGCCAGAGATAATGGATGAAATTGACCGCTGTTTGCAGTTGTATAGGCAGGGTCAACGAGCATACACCATAGCTAAGGCGTGCAAGAAAGACGAAATTTTAGCTAAAGACAAATGCCGCATATTCTTTGGCAATCCCATAGCTTTATCGTTCTTAGTGCGCAAGTATTTTTTGCCACCTATAAGAGTGATACAGATGAATCCCATCGTGTCTGAGTGTGCCGTCGGAGTTAATAGTCAGGGTCCAGAG